CGTGCATTAGTTGTGCATCAGACATAGCCATCTTTGTCTTCTGGCGGTTAGAGTAAATTTTACTTCCCGCTTGTAAAGCAATTTTTGCTAGACTAAACCAAGCCATATTAGTACCACTTAGCTTTTCTATTCTTCTCTTTTAAGATGTTTCCTTGACCTTGAACTTCTTGTTCTTGAGTCTCAGATGGATTTGTTGTTTCGATCTCAACTCCACCTTTTAAGTAGCCATCTTTATCTGTAAACTGTTCTTCGTTTACATGTTTTCCAGTTGTTTTTGTCATATATGCTCCTTTGTTTTAATTTTTAACCTTTTTTTAAAGATTAGTCATCTGTTTTTTTAATTATCACACTTCCTGCGCCCATATCTTTAGCACTAGGTAGTGTTTTAGATAAAATTGTCTTTTCAATCGACGTATTAGCTCTTAGTTTTGCTAATTCTTCGTTTTGTTCTAGTTTTTCGTCTTGATTTTCTTGATTCATCATAGCTCTCATCTTATCTAGGTTTATTCTGTCTTCTCCTTCTTGTCTTTTTCTAGCATTTTCTTGTGCTTGAAGGTCTAACTCTCTAGATCTTAGTTTAGCAATAGGATCATTGTCAAATTGTGATGTAATTTTCTTCTCTTCTCGCATAAATTCACCCATCATGTCTGCAACTAGTTGTGCTTTTCTTGCTTCAATTTTTTCTGCCATCATTCTTAGTTGGTTTTGCATATTTGGATCTTGCATTGCTTGAGGATTTTGTTTCATCATCATAATTTGTTGCATTTCATTTCTAAATTCTACCTCAACTTGTTCTTGTGCCATTAAAGAAATGTGTTCAAAACAATTTTTTTCTAATGCTGCCATGATTAACGGATTATTTCTCGCCATATTAGTTGCCATAAAGTTTAAGTGAGCAGTAATATGTGCTCTGTGGTCTTGACCAGGGAAAGCTTTGAACGGTTTCCCAGCGAGAGCATCTATGTGTTCTAACGCTGGGTCCTTCGGTGTGGGAATCGCTTGTGGTTTTAAAATTTTATCTATCTCCTTTACACCCAAAGCTTCATACATGTTTCTGTATGCTTGATACAAATTGTGTATTTGTGGGTTGGATGTTGCCAGCTGCAGTTCTGACTGTGCGAGGGAAATACGCTGAGTCTGAGAAAATATGTTTGGATCTGCAACTGGCAATATATCTACTCTGTCATCAAAGTCAGATTGTTTAATCATTCTTTGACCACCAACAACATCGTAGGGATATTCTTGAGGTAGATATAACTTGAAAACTCTTGCTAATATTTTAAATTCTTTTTTCAGTGATGCATATATTCTTTTATGAATCGCAGACATTGTTCTGCTGCCTCTTTCTAGCAATGCTACGGTCGTACCCACAGCTGCCTGTTGATTACCCTCACCTACTTGCAAGTCTGCTATTGAAGCGAATCTTTGACCTGCAGATACTACGACGCCCATAAGTTGTAAGAGAGTTTGTGACGGCTCTTTAAATGGTAACATCATGAATGAATCTCTAATGTTTCCTCCTGGTGCATCCACATCTCTAAATTCTCCTGGTTGAATGCTTTGAGCGTCATCTCTAATTCTAATGCCTCTTTGTTTAAATCCTGCAGGTAAATTAGATAACGTTCCTGCGTCTAGTAGTTGTCGTAATGCAGAAGTTGCTGTTCTAGATAATCCACCAATCATGTGAATTAATCCAAAACCATAAAAGCCAAGTCCTGGTAAAAATTTAAAATGCACAAAGTAATCTACTTTATTTCTTAATGAGTCACCTACTTCGTAGTTTCTTTTTATTGATAAAACTTCTCTAGAGTTTTCTTCAAGAGTAACCACATAAGGAAGTTTAATTCCTGTAGGTTCTCCGTCTTGCCCCATGTCTTCAAAACCTTCAAGATCTAAATGAACATGGCACTCTAATAAATTAAATACATCTTCGTCTCTACCTTTTGATGCGCCTTCTAATTCACGTTCTTTTTTCTCTACTTCTGTTTCATTTACTTGTCCTGGTTTTAATTCTATATCTCTATAAAAACCAGCAACTTGTTGTTTTCTTAATTCGTTTTCAGATATTTGCACGCGATGAATGATAGACTCCGCATCATCTAATGAGGTAGCTGTATACGGAACAATCAAATCATCAGCGGGTACAAATTTAGAGCAGGCCATTTGAGCTGCTTCATCGTAGTAAATTTTTTTAAACGCAGATCCTGCTAATGGTAAATGAAACAGTAAAGAATCAAAATCAGGTTCATAGTCTGTCATTTTTTCCATGATTTGATAATTCATAAAATCTTTTACTCTTCGTGATTGTTGTTCTTTGTCTGGTGTTGGCACACCTAAAATTTGTGTTCTAACTGGTCCATCAGCAGGTAATAATTCTTTATAAGCTAAAGCTTGAAACTGTGTAACAGCTTCTGCTAATACAGGGTGTGTTGCACCTGATGCACCTTGAAACGGTTCTGTTCTGTTATCGTATTTAAATCCTAAAAGATCTAAACCTTCTCTGTAACCTCTTTCCCAGTCTTTTCTAGAATTTTTATAGTCTTGATAATTTTGATATAAAGAAGTTCCAAGTCTTCCAAGAATATCATCCGGTAAATGTTCTGCTAAATTATCGTAATGGTTTTGTCCACCTTCAACAGATCCAATAGATGGATCGTAGTTTATATCAACTGATCCGTCTTCGTTTTCTGTAACCTCGACAGGGTTACCTTCTTCATTAATTTTCTGTTGCTCTTGTTCTTGAGCAACTTCAACTTCTTCAGGTGATGGTACTTTTATCTCTTGCTCTACGTTTGGAAGAGACTTGTCTATGTCTGCCATTTATTTTCTCCAATTTTATAGGTTTAACAGTATTATAATTAATAAGCAAGCCCTGAGGCTGTGGCCCTCTTTTAGGGGGTATAGTTTTAGTTAGTTTCATCTGGTTTATCCATATCTCTTATAAACTCGCTATACTCCTCTTCTAGCGGTTCTTCTTCTACTAATTTACCTGGACGTGTAAACTCACCTGTTTCTTCGTCAAACATATCATAAACCTGTCTTTTTCCTTTTCCTGTAAATTTGTCTATAGTGGTTGTAGTACTATACCTGCCTGCACTCGCAGGACTATCTGGCCCTACTAAAATAAAACTTGGGTTTTCCGGGTTAGGCATAGGGAATAAATCTTCAGATAATTTTTTAAAATCCATATCAGAAGGTATTGTTTCAGCTAAAGCTTCTGTCCTATCGTGTGCTGTTTTAAAATTAAATTGTTTAGTATCGTTTGCAATATCATCTAAAACTGATTGATATTCTTCTGGCATAATTTTTTTAAGCTCTGCTATATCTTCTAGCGCTGTAGTTAATTTGTTTTTATTTGGTATATTTATATAAGGCTCTAATATGTTTTTTACACCTTTTTGTTCGCCCATCCTAAAAACATCGTTATAATTACTGAACGTTGAATTTTTAAGATTCTGCATTCTGTCTTTAATCATAAACATCATTCGTAAAGGAAAAGGTCCTGTGCCTGATGCAAATCCAAGTCTAGTTGCCATGATACCGCCTTTTGACATAAAGTCTCTTGGAATATTACCTGTAATTCTATCAAAAAATCCTAAGTTCTCTTCTTCCTCTTCTTCCCCAACAGGTATCTCTGGTTTAATTCCTAGGTCTTCTGGTAACTCTTCTTCGTCAGGTGTAACTTCTAACAAACCTTTCTTTAATTGATTTTCACGAAGTTCTTGATATTCAGCTGCTTTTTCACCTAATCTTTTGTTAAGTTTTAAATCTTGAACTTGACCAATTAAAGCCGCTAGTCTTTCATCTTTTGTAAACTCTGGCGCAGCAAATTCTTCTGCGGGTGTATCCATACCTAATGTTTCAACTTCTTCAGCAAGTGCTTGCTGAGGCCTGTCTATTTTAGCCATAGCTTTTTTATAGTCACTTAAGAATCCTAAATCTTTAAGCACTTGTGCTTTTCTGTACGCATCTGCTGCTGGTGCACCAAAACCAAGAGTGGCCACGTTAAGTGCCATTTCTTTTGGTGTACGTCCTGCGTATACGTCTAATACAATACTAGCTGGTGCAAAGTATGACTCAGGAAGAGCAATTCTTCCTGCAGTAGATAAAGCTTTAATACCTTGTGCTTGTGGTATTGATTTTAAAAATTTTCCTGTTCCTTCTACAGCTTTAGAAGCACCGGGTATTAATTCAGAAAATATTCTAGGAGAACCTATTTCAGCAGCTGTTGCTATTTTAGCTTGACCTACTGGTCTTTTAACAATCTCTAAACTTTGATCTAAAGTTTTTAGATCAGATGGAACTTTAAAAGAATACCCATGTCTCTTATAAACTTCTTCAAACTTATCACCATATTTTTCATAAGCAGCTTTATTTTTAATTGTTTCTTTTGGCGGATCAAAACTAAATTCTAATACTCTAACTGGTAGTTGTCCTTTTTTTAAATTTTTATTTGCTTCCTTTGCAAAGTCTTTTGCTATCTTATTATATTCAGCTCCTAATCTTTTCTTTTCTTTAAGAATTTCAGTATCTGTTGGTTTTCTTTTTAATTTTTTTTCAAGTTGGTTTTCTGCTTTTTGAATTTTTTCTTCATACAGACTGGTTTGCCTATCTAAACTAATTCCTGGTTCACCTTTTGGTAAAACTCCTTTTCTTTGATTAATATCTTCTCTTAATCCTTGTGCAAAAACACTATATGGTAATGAGTTAAATCTATATCCAGATCTTATGTTCTTAACCATGTCTGTTTGATATTTAGACATACCTTCTCCTCTAGGTAATAAGTCTGTGATTTTTCTTTTTATTTGCGAAACAGCGCTTTTTCCTTTTGATCCTACCATTTTCATCATTTTTGCAAAAGCTTCTTCCGCAGCTTTTCTTTGTAATCCTCCTCCTATTCCTCCATACAATCTACTAGAAGAATCTATTTTACCTAAACCTAATCTAAGATCACCTGTAGCTTTTACAATTTTATCATTTTTAAAAGACTCAGGTAGATATCTGTTACGTCCTGCATATTCTTCAATAAGTTGTCCTATTCTTCTAAGGGCCAAACTATCATCTACATTTATAACTTTTTTAACTTCTTTTGTTAGTTTAGGTATATCACTCTCACCTGCAGCTAACATTTTTTTAACTTTAGAATTATTTAAACTCATTAATTGTTGTTTAATTCTTTTATCTACTGTTCCTCCCTCTCCTGTTCCTAAAGGAACTAGATCACCTAACTTTCTTGCTTCTTTTTCAATCATGGATTTCATTCCAATACCAAATTTGTCTTTAACCATTTTATCAACTTCAACTCTAGAATAATTACCTGTCTTTAATAATTTTTTTGCGTAATCCATTCTTTTATCAAACATCATTTTTCCATATGGTGTTGCTGGGGCCTTTATTAAATTTTGTTTTATTCTTTCCACCATTTCTTTATTAGGTGGTTCATATAAAAATTTAGTTCCACCACTACCTTTTCTAAATGCTCTAGTATCTGGTATAGTTTTAACACCAGCAGATTTTGCCAATCTAACTGTGTTTTTAAAATCTTTTAAATTAAGTCCTGGAATTTTAAATTTTTCTAATGCCTTAGCAAATTCCACCGCTGTTAAATATCCTTTTTGAGCTTTTTTAGATTTATCAAATACACTTTGTCTAAATTTTTTAGCATCTTTTAAAGTTTTAAAACCCGTTTTATATATTTTGTTTCCGTATTTTGGATTATCAGATCCCATTTCAACACGATAACCATCTGCTGTTGGATAAATATTAGGTTCACCTGGCACAGTTTTTCCATAGAACATTACTCCTTTTTCAACAAGGCCACCTGGTCTTCCCACAGGTCCACCTTGATTGAACATTTCTTGTTTTCTAATAAAATCTAAAGACTCATCCATCAACCCACCACCAATTTTTGTAAGGGTGTCTGATAGTCTTTCTTTTCTTACTCTTTCTCTCTCTTCAAATAATTCTACTGGTTTTGCTTCTGGTAAAATATCTTCTTCAATTGACTCGATGCTGTAATCAAGTGCTGAGTCTGCTAAACCAAAACTAATGTCTTCAGTTTCAGGTTCCTTTAGTTTTTGTATGAGTGCTCTGTTTTTAAGAAGTTCTGAGGCCATATTAAACCCCCATCAAATACGATAGCCCACCGCCTGCTTTGTCGTCTCTTGGAAGATCATCGTCACCTAAAATTTCTGTCTCTTCAAGTTCTTTTATTTCGTCGTCTAAACCTTCTCTGACTGCAGGTTTTTGTTTTGTTTCTACTAAATCAAATCCATCTAACTCTGTTAAAAATTCATTCGCTGCTTCTTCAGGTGTTCGTGCTCCTTCTATAATATCATCTAAAGCTTCTAATTTATTATTGTCTCTGACATAAAATTTTTCAAATACAATTAAAGGATCCACTTCTTCCATGCCGGGTCCTTTTAAATCATCAAAGTTTTTTAAACTATTTTTAATATCATCTGGTAATTTAATTCTATTATCTTGAAGTAAAATTTTTCTCATCACAGCTCTACGTGTACCTTCTGTAAAAGGATCTGGACCTCTTGCACCACGACCAAAACCAAAAAAGTTTTCTAATCCTTCTGTTGCTAACTTCTCTGCCTCAGGGCTACCTGTTTCTGCTCTTTGTAGCTTTTGTATAAACTGGCCTCTTTCACTTTGTGGGTCAACGCCTTCAGGTAAACCAAACTTTTCTTTTAATGATGTTATACCTTTTTCATCCACTTTAGATTTTGTTTTTAAATCTATGACATCTCCTGCGCTCTCTTCTTGAAAGAACTCTGTAGAACCGCCAGCCTTTTTGTTTCTAGCGTTTAAATACATTTCTAGGTTTGCTTGGTAATTAGCAACCTCTTGTGTGTTTCTATTGCTCAACTGAAACGGAGCGTACTCCATTAGTTGTGATTCTATAAGATCAAATGTTTTATCATTCTCAAAAGCTTTTGGGCTATACATAGATTTTGTTGGTGCGTTGACATCAAACTTTTGAGGCTTGACTACGTTTGCTTTTGTACCAACGATTTGGTTTACAAACATTTTACCAAACGCTCTTTGCATTAATTCTAATAATTTGAAGGGACCTTGTATTGCCATTAATAATAATTCCTTTTAGTTTTAGTTATCTTTTCCTCTTTTAAATCGTCAGGGTGTAAAACAAAACCACCTTGTCTAAATCGCATAATAGCTTGAGTCGTCGAGTCGACTAAGTCGTCATGGTCACCAAATGGAAAAGCCGCACATTCCTCGATCACTTCTTCAGCGAATTCCTGGTTCGGAGCATATATCATACCACTTTCAAATAAAGGTGCAACCGAATTAACACGTGTATGCTTATCATTTCCTTTGGACGGACTAAAATTAACAACAGGTATACCCATTTTTCTTAGTTCATCGGTTAAAGGTTGACCTGATGCTTTAGCCTCAACAATCACCGTATCAGGATCCCAATACTTAAATTGTTCCATAGCAACTTGTTTTAACTCTGGAAAATCGTATCTGCCTTTCTTAGCATCTAATAATATTAAACTAGCAGGACTATCATCGTTCTCATAGAACACACCCCACGTTGTAATTGCAGAATAGTCAGCTGTTTGTTTTTTGCCAAACGCTGTATCGTAAGATTGTATGACATGCTTTAATGCAGGTATCCAATCTTTGTCCCACTCCACCCACCACTCTCGTTTGATGATTGCTCCTTCTTCTGAAGTTGGGTTTTGCATATACTGCGCATTCCATTTCTGAACACCTGTAGATGCTTTGACTGCTTCTAATTCTTCTAACTTCCAATACTCTGGCCATAGTGGTTTACCTGAAGGCATGATAGCAGGGAACTCTACAATCTCCCATTGATCAGCCTTGGCTTCTCGCTGCGTGCCTAACAGCATGCCGGTAAGATCTTTTGTATTCCATCTTGTCATGACCAAGATAATAGATCCTCCTGGCTGAAGACGTTGACGAGGACCTGATGTATACCATTCAAAGGTTCTCTCCATAGCATCTCGATTCATAGCATCTTGTTCTGTGTGTGGGTCATCGATGATAAGTAAATCTGCGCCACGACCTGTAATAGCACTCCCGACACCCGCTGCGTAATACTCACCACCTTGTTGTGTTTCCCATTTACCTGCAGCTTGTGAATCTTCTCTAAGTCTAGTTTTAAATATACCTTGATACTCAGGGCTATCTAAAAGTTGTTTTGCTTTACGCCCGAACCTAACTGATAGTTCCGTGGTGTTAGTAGATTGAATAATCTTGAGCTTCGGGTTTCTACCCACCATCCAAGCGGGCAGCAGGTAGCTAGCGAACTCGGACTTTGTATGTCTAGGGGGCATGTTTATAATTAGCCTTTTAATTTTGCCCTCAGCAATCTGATTAAATTTTTCAGCAACTATCTTGTGGTGTGATCCTTCAATAAAGTCTGGCCAGACGTGTTTTACAAACTTCATAAAATCTTTTCTTATTTCAGCTTCTTTCTTTTTTTCAGAGAACTGAAGATACGTTTTCATGAACTCTTTCTTAACGTCAGGGGGTAATCTTTTTATCTTTTCTAAATCTATTTTCATTTCAAAAAAATTTTCTGCAAAATTTTTTAGGATTAATTTTGAAACCTAGCAAGTATTTTCTTGTTATAATTATACAAAACTTGGCATAAAGGGTATATCTGTGGGACCCCTACAACCTATACGTTAGTTATATTATTTTATTTACTAGGATTTTGCAATGGCTTTGGTACCTCTATGCGCGAAGCGGCGACCCCGCAGGGGTCGCCACAACTTGTGGTTGTTAGTCTAGTAATACCATATAAGCTTTAGCATTGTTCTTACGAAACCATTGTAAGTGCTTGTTCATTATATCCCAATGCTTACTGCCACCTGTGCCTAGTTCTTTATCTTCAAGAGTGGCAAGTACTTCATGATAAAATATTTGATCATGTTTAATCGCCTCCTCCTCTGTTAGTTCAATAGACTCACCTGTAAATCTATTGCGTCTTGTATAGTCATGA